GATTAGAACAGCTAATGCAGCGTGTTCGTCACCAACGTAAGTAGCAGTACCTGATACTGTAGCTTGGTTGTATGTAAACTCTGTTGATGCAAGAGTACGTAGGCTTAACAAGATTTCTTGATCAATTTCAGCAGTGATTTCTTGTGCTAGAGCAGCCATAATTTCTGCTTCAACATCAATACCATGCTGACTTTGTGCATCTTGTGCAGCTTCAAATGTCCAACGAGCTTGTAGCTTACGTGACTTAGCTTCAACCGCCTGGCGTAAGATTTGAACGCTGATCTGACGACCGCCGTTACCTTCCATCGCAGCAGTATCGTTAGCTGTGTAGCTAGTTACTGTTGGGTTAGCAGCACCACCTGGTGTACGTGAGTACGCCTGAGCGATCTTGAATGGGCTTAACGCTTCTTCACCTGCTACTACACTTGTGCCTGCAGCACTATTGTCAGTTAATGACTGTGCGTAACGTACACGTAGTGTATGAATTTGGCCTACTGGACCTGTCATTGGCTGAACACCAACTAATTCATTAGCGATAACAGTAGGCATAACACGACGGATAACCGGTAGAATAACACGGTTAAGTGTAGCGATATTACCTGCTGTTGTTGTACCAGCTGAACTTTCAGCGAGTAACTGTTTACGAGTATTTTCTAATAAAACACCCATAGTTGAACGACGAGTTCCTTTTAAGCCTTCCATCAGAGCTTCTTTGGTTTCGTCCCAACGATTTTCTAAAAGTACTTGTGACATAATTATATTTCTCCTAATTTTGTATGTCTATATTTTTAAAGCCCTGCCAAACGCTTAATGTCAATTACGTTATCACGATGTGATTCGTCCTCAACTTTTGGTTTGATTGCAGCTTTATCCCCTGTCACTTCTTTAACTGATTCAGTTAGTACTGGTTTTTTATTACCAATCTTTTCTGCACCATTATTTAAAACTGCAGGGAGATACTTGTCAAAAGCGGTTTGCAGACGTGGGGTCTGTACGCTTTCTAACAAGGTACGCATCAAGTCAGCTTTTTCTTCGTTTAAGGTTGAGAGTAATTCACCCATAACCTTATTACGCTGATTGCTTTCTTTAATTATACGTACTTCTTGTTCTTTACTTTCAATTAAGACTTTTGCCTTATTGATTCTTTCTGTAGATTCAGCCAATTGACGATCTTTTTCTTCTAACATTGATAGTAGACTACGTGTGTCAGCCTTCTCATTGAGATGAGTTGAACTGTATTCACTAGCATATGCTTCAAAAATCTTACGACCAAAATTGTTTTCACGTGCAATTTTGATATCTTCTTTCAATTGACCTAATTCACCCTTAAGATGTGAAGTAACAGCAGAATTTAAACGCTTAGAACTTTCAGTAACAAATTTGTCCTTTAGTTTTTCTAATTGTTTGCGTCCTTCGGCAACTAACTTAACCTTTGCTTCAACTACAGCTTGTTTGTCTTGTGCAAATTCTTTGATTTCACGTGATAAAGCATGAACGATAAACTGTTCTAGCTTTTCTTGACTTTCTAACTGTACTTTGCGGTCATTGCGTAATTCTTTGATTTCTTCTGCTAACTTAGTTACCATAAAATCATTAAACTTCGCAGCGTTTTCACGCAATTTTACTTGCGCTTTTACGCGGTCTTCGTTCATTGCTTGTCTTTCAGAGTAGAACTCACGTATCTCTTCTTCCAGATTAGCGGTTACCATATTATCAAGGGCTTCTACCATTACACTTTTATCATGCTCATATCTTTGTGCGAATTCTTCGTGTAATTCTGCACGTACTTGTTCACGGGCTTCATTCAACTTAGTTTCCCATGCCTCATTAATTGCTTGGCTGGTTTCTTCATTGATAATTCCGCTCTCAAGTAATGGTTTAATAGCATCAAACATGCTTAATTCCCCTTATAGCTTGAGGTCCTTGATAAGACGAACCACTTCGTCCTTCAGGTATCTCTGTACTTTTTTGTCGTTTTGTGCATCTTTTGCAATATCTAGTAATTTATGGCCATGACGCATATTCATCATGCCCTCATAAATCGCTTTTGGATAAGCATTTGGTGCACTAGGCTGTGCGACAATATCCACAGTGACTATTTCAAAGTCACTTACCTTACCTGTAGCATCATCCACGTTACCGCTTCCTCTGCTACTTACTCCTAACTTTACACCACTCTGTAACATAGTAGAAACAAGTTCTCCCATTGGAGTAGGTAAAATCTTTAACTTTCCAAAACCATTAGGACCGTCCATCCACATATTAGTAATCATATGTGATACACGGTCAAGGTTAATTTTTAAATCATCAGGATGATCAACTTCGCCTAATACGCTGTTGCCATTCATGATTTGTTCATTGAGTTGTTCTACTGCAGATTCAATTTGATCGACAGGGTAAACACGCTCATTAGCGTTCTTTACCCCACCTTGAATGAAGATCCCTTTCATGTAAAGGGACTTCTTATTTTCACCGTCCGTAGTACTTTCAACCACCATATTAGCGCGGTCAAAAGTTAGGTTCTCTCTAAGATACAAAGCCATTTGCTTTAGAGTTCCTTATTTCTTAATGATTTTCTTAGTAGTCTTTTTAGACTCACCTAATGGACTCTTTGTGTTAGATCCATTATCACCATGTTTTGGGCTAGGAGCCTTTTCCAAATTCATACCAGTTTGTGCTGGACGATTTTTCCACTGGCTAGCATGTTCTACATCCTTTGTGTCAGGACTTGCTAATCCACCTTTTGTTCCACCCGTTGAGCTTTCGCCGCTGAAGTTAACTGGCTTAGCACCTGTTTGTGTAACTTTTGGCTTTGTTAGTGTTGGGCTTTTTGTTTGTGCGCCATCATCACCGCCTATTTTACTATCATATAGTCCAGGTACTTTCTTTAGTTGAATTGATTCCTCAAGGCTTTCTTCCATTGACTCATCATCATCTTCTTCTTTAGCTTCGGTAACGTCTTCTTCATCGTCATCAGCAGCTTCCATCATATCTTCGTCACCCATGTCGCCCATGTCGCCCATGTCATCATCGCCCATGTCGCCCATGTCGTCATCGTGACCCATTATTTCTTCAAATTCTGCCATTAATTGATCTAGTTTATCTTCTAGGTCAACAACACGATCTTCTAGGTCTTCTTCGGATGATCCTTCATCTCCAAATCCCTCTTCATCGTCAATCTCAATGTCAGCAAATTCATCTTCTTCTTCGCTCATGCCTGATTCGTCTGATTCAATATCAGAACTGATTTCATCTATAAGGCCGCTGGACATGTCTTCTGCCATTGCTTCTTCGTCCATTATTGACTCATAGATTTCTCTGGATTTTTCAACCACTATGTCGTGAAATAATGCACGTGCTTGTTCTTCATTCTCATTGATAATTAGTTCAATAAGTTGTTCAAATTTTCTGTTATCCATTATAAATATCTCCTTTAGAAATGGCTTTGTAATAGTTATTTATTGAGTAGACAAAAAAATAGCACAAAATGTGCTATTTTTTTACGTTTTTTGAAAAAATATAAGGATTTTTACGCTGCTGGAGGTGCTACTACTTTGTATTGCTTCCTAACCTTTTTGAGATTCTCAGCCCGTTCAAAATTTCTCACATCAATCATTTTACGTAGTTTACGTATTTGACGTAATGTGAGTTTTGTTTTACGGCTTTCTTTCCACTTTGGTTTGCTGTTATCATCTTCTACATCTTGATAACCAGCAACAGCAGGTTTAAACATTTCAAAAAGTTTCATAATATAATATTTATCTTACATCACTGGAGCCGCTTGTGCAGGAACTCCTCCACCAGGCATTGCTTGTGGACCCGCTGCACCAGGTGCAACTTCAGGAGGTGGCATTTCACCCTCTGCATCCATACCTTCTGCTGCTTCTAAATCAGAATCCAAATCGCCTGAACTAATACCAATGCTTCTTAAATCACTGCCCTTAACTTCGTCCTGTACCTCTGACTCTTGTTCCTCTTGCCATAGACGCTCATTTTCTGCTAGTTCTTCTTCAGTTAAACCTAAGAATCTTTGCAATGCAAAACGTTTACTGATATACGGGAAAGCTTCCATGCTAGCAAAAGTAGCTACACGGTCTTTATCCAATTCACTCTGACGGTATGCTGCAAAGTTTTGTGGAGCATTAAATCTAATATCAAAAAGACTATTATCTATGTTAAATCCACGCCAGCGTAAGAACAATTTAAATTCATCGTCTAGTGTTTGACTAATAGAATTTTGTAATCTTTCGCAATATTGATTAAAACGGAACTCTTGAATCATTGCTGTACCAACACGGCCGTCATTCAATGGTACTTGTCCATCGTCAGGACCTGTTGGTAAATAGCTACTAGGCACACGCAAACCACGTGCTAACCTATTATTAAAGTATTTAAGGTCGTCAATTTCACCTAAATTTTGACCACCTTGTAGTAAAGTAACATCTGAACCTCTGCCATCCGCAGTTACAGGAAAGAAATAATCTTCATTAATACTTAATGGATTATACGTGGCATCCAGTACGCTTGAGCCGCCCTGTGTTGTAGGGATTCTACGTTGGTGAATCTCATTTTTAACCCGATCAACAAAGCTCATAGCCATATGACTAGGCATGTTACCTACGTCAATTTTGAACACTCTACGC